CTATAGCCGCCGCGCCCCGAGCAGCGTCGCTCGGGCCAGGGCCCGGGCGATGTGGGCCTCGGAGCGCAGCAGCTCTCGCTCGGAGACGCCGGTCAGGTTCAGGGTCACGCTGACCCCGCCGGCGCCGACGGGCTCGATCACGCCGCCGCCCGCCGGCCGGAACACCTCCGGCCCGCGTTCGCCGACCAGATAGGCGCCCCCGCCGCGCACCGGCCCGCCCTCGGCCCGGGCCCCGCCGAACAGGCCGCCGACCGCGGCGCTCACCGCCGCCGCCAGCCCCTCGCCGCCGCGCCCGCTGCCCAGCCCGGCGTTCAGCGCCGTCAGCACCGCCCGGGCCAGTTCGGCCAGGCTCAGCTCCCCGTCCGCCGCCGCCCGCGCCAGCGACCGGCTCAGGCTCTCGCCTGCCCGTCCGAAGGCCGTCTCGATCGCCCGCGCCGCCGCTTCCGCCGGGGCCTCCAGCCCCTTCAGCGCCTCGGTCGCCTCCGCCGCCCGCGCCCGCACATCGTCGGGCCGGTCGTCCCTGAAGCCGTCAGTCATCCGGATATCGCTCCATCAGGGCCCTCAGCCCGTCGCGGCCCAGCGCCGGCCCGCCGCGCGGCGCCGTCAGCCAGCGCCACTCCCGCAGCGACAGCCGCCAGAAGGCCTCGGGCGCCACGCCCAGTCCCGCCGCCGTCCGCAGCAGCTCCGCCCACGGCGTCGCCCCGCTCACGCCGCCGCCGCGGCGAAGGCCTGCGCCACGGCGGCCGCCGCCTCCGCCGGCATCACCGGGGCCTGCGCCAGAGCGTCCGCCGCCTCGCCCTCGCCGCCTCCGCGCAACAGCGCCGCCAGCACCACGCTCAGGTCCGCCGCCGAAAGGGCCCGCAGCCGCGCCGCCAGGGCCTCGACCCCGGCCACGCCCAGCTCCGTCTCGATCTCCGCCAGCGCGCCCAGGGTCAGGCACAGCCGCCGCTCGGCCCCACCCAGCGTCGCCCGCACCTCACCCCGCACGCCATTCAGCCCGCTCACGGCGTCGGCGCCAGCGCGGTGAAACTGATCTCCCCGGCGCTGGCCAGACTGACGGCATAGGTCGCCTCCCCCTGGTGCTCGCCGGCGTACTCCAGCGCCGCCACCTGGAACGGCCCCTCCAGCGTCCCGAAGTCCGGGATCACCAGCCGCCAGGTCCGCGCCGCCTGGGCGAAGAAGGCCTCGCGGATCAGGGCGTCGGACGCCGCGTCGCGGAACACCCCCTCGCCGCTCACCGCCGCCGAGCGCGCCCCGGCCCCGTCCAGCAGCTCGCGCCAGCGCCCGGCGCTGTCGGAGTCCGTCGCGTCCACCGGACGCGCATTCAGCGACAGGGTGCGCGCCCGCAGCCCCGCCACCGTGACGAAACCCCCGGCCCCGTCCGCGATCTTCAGCAGGATGTCCCTGCCCCTCTGCGCCGCCATCGGTGCATCTCCCTGCTTCAAGTGACGAGTGGTGAGTGGCGAGTGACGAGACGCTGGTCCATCGCGCACGGGGCCTCACGGACGCCATCGGCATGGCGGCGTCCTCGCCACTCGCCACTCACCACTCGTCACTCACCCTCAGTCACCGCCCGCACCCGGATCACCGCCCAGGCCCGGGCCCCGTCCCGCGCACGGAAGGCGTCGACGAAGGTCACGCCGAGGCTGACCGTCCGCATCCCGTCGCCTTCGAGCCGCGCCCCCTCCAGCCGCGCCCGCACCGCCGCGGCCACCGCCCGCACCTCCTCCAGCCCCTGGAAGCGCGAGGCGCAGCTCAGCGTCAGCCGGTGCTCGACCAGGTCCCCGTCCGCCGCCACCGGCCGGCTCTCGCCCGGCCCGAGCAGCAGCTGCGGGAAGGCGGCGCCCGGCCGCAGATCCTCCCAAACCCGTTCGCCCACCAAGGCCGCCAGGGTGGGATCGGCCTTCAGGTGGGCGACCAGCACCCGCACCAGCGCATTCTCCGCCCCGCTCATCGCCGCCGCTCCAGCCCCAGCCGCACCCGCCCGGGCGAGATCCCGTCGAGGGTGACGATCTCCCAGTCCTCATCCGCCAGCCGCAGCCGTCGCCCGACCTGCAGCCGCGCATCGGCGCGCGTCTCCGCCGTGGTCGTCTCGATCCCGGCGTCGCGCCCGGCCTCGGTCCCGGTCCGCCGCGCCCGCGGAGCCAGCGCCGCCCAGGTCCAGCCCAGCGGGACATGGCTGACGCTGCGCCCGCCATACGGGGTCTCGGCCTCCACCGGCTCCAGCAGCTCGGCCAGCCGCCGCGGCGGGCTCACAGCCGCACCCGCCGGTAGGGGGCCAGCCAGGCCGCGACCTCGGCCTCGGCCCGGGCCGCGTCATCGCCCTCGCCGCGCGCAAAGCCGGCCGCCGTCAGGCGCAGCACCGCCAGCCGCACCGGCGCCGGCGCCTCGCCGTCCACCGACCCGCCGGTCAGGGCCGCCACCCGCGCCGTCGCCGCCTCGATCAGGGTCGCGATCAGCCCGTCCTCCGCGTCATGCCCGACGCGCAGGAACAGCTTCGCCTCGGTGAGCGTCACCGCTGCGGTCATGGGACCTCGCTTTGCTCGGAAGTGGCGGGTGGCGAGTGATGAGTGGCGAGCGCCTCCCATCCTGCCGTCCTCGCCGGGATCTCACCACGGCAGCGGCGAGCGACGACCCTCCTCGCCACTCGCCACTAACCACTCACCACTCGGCGACTACGTCGCCGAGAACCTCATCACCTTGATGGCGTCGAAGTTCTGCACCCCGCCGCCGACGCGCTTGGTGGTGTAGAACAGCACATAGGGCTTGGCAGAATAGGGGTCGCGCAGCACCCGCACCCCGGCCCGGTCGACGATCAGATAGCCGCGCCGGAAGTCGCCGAAGGCGATCGCCAGGCTGTTGGCGGCGATGTCCGGCATGGTCTCGATCTCGGTCACCGGATAGCCGAGCAGGCTGGCCGTCTCCCCGGGCCGCGACGCCGGCGTCCAGATGTAGTTGCCGTCCGCGTCCTTGAACTTGCGCACGGTCGAGACCGTCTTGCGGTTCATCACGAACCGCCCGTTCGGCCGGTACTGCGCCCGCGGCGCATAGATCAGGTCGATCAGCCGGTCGACCGGATGGCTGGCCGGAAAGGCCCCCGCCGCGCCCGAGGCCAGATAGCCGATCTGGCCCCAGGCGGCCGTCGCGTCCGGCACCGTGTCATAGGCGAGGAAACCCTTCGGCCGGTTGACCCCGCTACCGGTGACGAAGGCCTCGGTCTCCTGGGCGGCGAAGGCGTCCTCGACCTCCGAGGCCAGCCACTCGTCCATGTCGACCAGGGCGTCGTCCAGCAGGGTCTGGGTCGCCGCCGGGCTGGCGTACAGGTCCGCCGACGGGAACTCGATCAGCGACAGGGTGGCCGGATCCGTCTCCGGCCGCGCCGCCGTCTCGGCCACCCAGCCGGACTCGACCCCGGCGGTCGACACCGGCTTCCTGAACACCCCGCTGTTGATGGTCCGCACCGTGGCGATCTCGCGCATTGGCGAGGCCGCCATCAGCCGCCGCTCGATGGCCCGCTCGGTCTCCACCGGGGCCAGCACCCCCGACCCCGCCGCCGTCGACAGCCCGGCCTTCAGCTCCAGCCCCAGCCCGGTCTTCATCCAGCCCGCGAACGCCGACTTTTCCTCCATTCCTCCCCCCATGGGGGAGGTGGATCGGCCGAAGGCCGAGACGGAGGGGGCGACGCCGCCGCCGACCTCAAGCCCCGGCCGCCGCGCCTCGCTGGCCAGCCGGTCGAGCCGCGCCTGCGCCGCCCCGACCGCCTGGTCGATCCGCGCCACCTTCTCCTCCAGCAGCACGTCGGCCGACGTCTTCTGCTCGATCTCCGCCAGCCGCGCGTCATTCGCCGCGCGGAAGGCCTCGAACGCCGCCATCATCTCGTGCAGCGCCGCGCGCGCCTCGGGCGCGCCCGAGACGGTCTTGGTCTCTTTCATCGATGTCTCCTTGGGAGGACGATCACCGGCCTGATGCCGGTACACCGGGAACGACGTCTTCGCGCTGCCGAACGTCAGTTGCTCGCAGAAAGCGAAAACGCTGCTATGTCAGAAAAGCGAAACCCCGCGAGGGCCTTTCGGCTGTCGCGGGGCTCTATCAGTCCGAAGCCGTATGCCTAGGCAGTGACGCGTTTCGGCTCACTTGGAAACTATACGCATAGTGGCGAACGTAGTTCAACAATCCCTTATCGAACAGCTCCGGCCGGTCATATCGGACGAACGCATCGGCACCTACTTGACGGCGGCGGGTTTCGACCCTGACAGGGCCCTGCGGCTCTACATATGGAATGCCTTGGTCGGAGAAGCTTTTCACCTGCCGGTACAATCGGTTGAGGTGGCCCTTCGCAATCGGGTCAACCGGCATCTGGTCGAGCTCTTCGGCCAGCAGTGGTGGCAGAACGACACTTTCCTGCGTCTCGCCGGGCGGAAAAGAGCGACCGACATCGAGACTGCGTTGAGGCGTATCCGCAACAGGGGTGCCGTTCTGGACACCGGCCAGATCGTCGCAACCCTCTCCTTCGGCTTTTGGTCGAGTCTGCTGCAGAAGCGTTACAATCCGGCCCTTTGGGGCGGTCGCCTGCACGCCGCATTCCCGGATCTTCCACCCAACCAGACCCGGGCAACACTATCGCAACGCGTGAAAAGGGTCGCAGACTTCAGAAACCGGGTCTGGCATCACGAGCCGATCCTGAAAATGGACCTGCTCGCGGAGTACTCTGCGATCATGGAACTCTTGAACTGGCTATGCCCAATCAAGGCTGGCTGGGTACGTCCTCACTGTCGTGTCGCCACGCTCATGCGGCAGAAGCCCTGAGCGCGCCGAACGTTTAGCCTCCGGGCTGCCGCCGTCGGTATACAGTCTGTAGCCCGAGACCCGTAACCTTGACGCTTGGCTTTAGAACATCCTCCTGCCGCCGCTCTGGGCCTCGACCACGCGTTGGACGTAATCCGCCCCAAGGTGATGGGTGTCCTCGCGAGATTGCGGCCGCTCAAGTCAATCTGGTGCCGTCGCCGTAAACCTCGCCCCCGGCAGCATCGGGAAGGTCACCAGCGACACCTCCCACAGCTCCACCTCGGTCAGCACCCTGAGCCGCCCGTCGCGGCGGGCCCGGGCAGTCCTGAACCCGATCGACAGGCCGTCCAGCGCCCCGGCCCTGACCAGGGCCGCGGCGAAGCGCGCCTCGGCCGACCAGACTTCGATCCGTCCCCGGACGAACAGGCCCCTGCCGTCCTCGCGCAGTTCGTCCCAGACCCCGACCGGCGCCCGCCCGTCGTGCTGGAACAGCATCCGGATCTCGCCCGGCCCGGCCCGCGCCAGGCTGCGCCCGAACGCCCCTTGCGCCACCACATCGCCGTTCAGGTCCGCCACGCCCCACAGTGAGGCGTAACCCTCGATGGTGAGTGGCGCGTGGCGAGTGGCGAGTGACGAGCCTTCAGCGACGGCAACCGTCTCGACTATCATACCGCTCCCCACCCCTCGCTACTCACGACTCACCACTCGTCACTCGCCACTCGCCCCTCGTCACTCGTCACTCAACTGCGCCTCGATCCGCGCCAGCGTCGCGCGCGTGGTCTCGCCCTGGGCCTCCAGCCGGGCCAGCCGCTCGGCCACCGAGCGCTGCTCGACCACCGCCGCCTCCAGCGCGCCGATGCGCGCCGCCGCCCCGCCGGCCCAGATCAGCCCGGCGATGGTCTGCACCACCAGCGCCGCCACCAGCGGTGCCGGCCATCTCGCGCCGTTTGTCATGCCGCCGCCCTCGCCACTCGCCACTGACCACTCGCCACTCACACCCCCACCCCCGCCATCCGCCGCCGCTCGTCCGGAGTCAGGAAACTGGCCGCCTCCAGCCGCGCCCACAGGGCCTCGCGGTCCGCCGCCAGGGCCGGGGTGCCCTCCAGGTCGGGGGCCACCCGGCAGCCGGGGAAGCGCGCCCCCAGCCAGCCCGACAGGGCTCCGGTGGTCCGCTGCACCAGCGGCATGATGGTCTGCCGCCACAGGGCGACATTGGCCTCGCGGTAATTGGCGTAGGTGGCGTCGCCGGGGATGCCCAGCAGCTGCGGCGGCACCCCGAAGGCCAGGGCGATCTCGCGCGCCGCCGCGTGCTTGCCGGCGATGAAGTCCATCTCCGCCGGGGTCAGGCTGATCGGCTTCCAGTCCAGCCCGCCCTCCAGCAGCATCGGCCGCCCGGCGTTGGCCGCCCCCGCGTGGGCCTCGGCCAGCTCGGCCTTGAGCTGCTCGAACTGGGCCTCGGTCAGCCGCTCGCCGCCCCTGGCCCCATAGACCAGCGCCCCCGACGGCCGCGCCGCATTGTCCAGCAGCGCCTTGTTCCAGGCCCCTGAGGCGTTGTGCACATCGATGGCGAAGGCGGCCGCCTCCAGCGGGGGAAAGCCGTAGTGATCGTCGGTCGGGTGAAAAAGCTTCAGGTGCAACACCGGCGACCAGCCGTCGCTGCGCCGGGCGATCGTCACCGATCGTCCGCCCACGGCGTACTCATACCCCGCCGGCCAGCCGTTCGGCCCAGGGACCACCTTCACCCGGTCCGGGCGCAGGCTCCACAGCTCCGAGGTCGGGGCCTCGCCGTCCCCGGTCGCCTCGACATAGGCGTTGCCCGCCGTCTGCAGCCCGACATACAGGGCCTCCAGCAGCTCGGCCCCGCCCTGCTCCGGATTGGGCCGCGCCAGCAGCGCCGCCAGCGGATGGTCCGCCCGCCGCTCGCCGTCGACGAACACCGCCAGCGGCACGCTCGCCGCCGCCTCGGCCACCAGCCGCACGCAGCGATAGGTCACCGGATTGCGGGCGAACCCCTCCTCCGCCAGCCGGGCGTAGTTGCGCGGCGTCCAGCGCGGCCGGCCGAGGTGGCTCAGCGCCACCAGCCGCCCGGTCCGGCTCGCCTTGGCCTCCCGGCCCCACAGGCTCCAGCGCATGCCGCTGCTCCTTTCCTGTTCCGCCTCAGACCCGGCGGATGCGCGGCAGGCCGTCGCCGCGCAGCATCAGCTCGGCCACCGCCCACACCAGGGCGTCGCAGCGGTCGGGGCTGGCCCCGCCCGCCGAACTGCCCAGCGCCAGCATCTCGTCCTCGAGGGCGGCGAACACCTCTGTGTGCTTCACCCGCCCCTGCTCGTAGAGCGCCGCCACCGGCTCGGCCCGGGCGCGCTTGCCGACCGCGGCGCGCACCGCCCGCACCGGCGGCCCGTCCCCGGCCAGCCGCAGCACCGTCTCCACCATCTCGCCGCCCTGGTTGACCTCGGCCACGATGGTCGCGGCGGCGAAGTCCTGCGCCGCCTGCAGCGCCGCCCGCGCCCACTCCATCGGCGAGCAGCCGCGCACCGTGCGGTCGGCCAGCACAAACGCCGTCCCGCCCCGCCGCCCGGCCACGACGATGCCGCAGGCGTCGCCGCCGCGTGTGGCCGGCGGATCGACCGCCACGACCACCCGCTCCAGCGCCCCGTCCGGCTTCCCCCGGCACGCCGCCAGGATCTCCGCCGTCCACAGGCTGCCGTCCGGCTCCAGCACCAGACCGTCCAGCTCCTGCGCCGCCAGCCTCGTGCCGCCGTAGAGCGCCTGCAAGCCCTCCAGAAATCCCGACGACAGATTGTCGGCGTTCTCAGCCGTCGCCGCCCGGGTCACCACGCAGCCCGGCTCATCCAGAAGCGTCCTCACCGCCCGGATCGCTTTCGGCGTCGTGGTGATCGCCAGCCGCGGGTCGTCGCCCAGCCGCAGCCCCAGCCGCAGCATGGCCAGCACCGCCTCCGGCTGTCGCCAAGCCGCCAGCTCGTCCGCCCAGGCCGCATGGAACTGCGGCCCACGCAGGCTCTCCGGATCCTCCGCCGAAAAGGCATAGGCCATGGCCCCGCCCGGCCAGACCAGCCGCCGCCGGCTGGCCTCATAGGTCGGCCGTTCGGCCCGCGGGGCCACGGCCTTCAGCCCGGACGGCCCCTCGATCATCACCTCGCGTACGTCATGCAGGGTCGGCCCCACCAGCGCCAGCCGCGCCTCGGTCTTCGCCCGGGCGCTCAGCCACTCCGCCCCCGCCCGGGTCTTGCCGGCACCGCGTCCGCCCATGAACAGCCAGGTGCGCCATGGACCGTCCGGCGGCATCTGCGCCGTGCCCGCATGTCCCCGCCACTCCAGCCGCAGCGCCTCGATCTCCTGCGGGGTCAT